GGAAGCGACGACGGCATTGGCAGCGGAGGACATTTAGCTCGCTGCCTCCTGCTCACGCCCGATCATTACAGCTTCATCGAAGCCAGGTGCCTCGGCTAGTACGACGCCAGCTCTCTCGAAAATCGGGGATTGGACGCAGCGAAAGAAAAGACGGGGTTTGCTGATTTTTGCTGGCGCAGATGAAACGTTCGGAGACGACATTTAGGCTATGGCCTCCCTGCCGGTTTCTGCGCCAGCGAAAATTTGCTGCGCAGCTTTGATTCGTATTCCAGAATTGAACTCTTCAGAAGACGCCACCATCCGCGGTCGCCCATCTGGTAGCCCTGAATCCGGCCTTCTTCCCGATAGCGCAGCACCGTCACGGTGCAGACGCCGAGATATTCCGCCGCCCACCGCACGGAAACGGTTTCTTCCTGGAACAGGGAAAGCTGCCGGGGATTCGTGGATGACGGACGGCGCTGCATTCAACTTGTTTTCCTCCGTGCAGCGAGTTCCAGATCGAGCGCTTCCGATATTCGCCGCGAATAAGCCCTGCCGTTCGCAACGCTCCAGACGGCGGAATTTCTCACGCCAAGGCGCTTTGCGATGGAACCGTATGAATCGCTGAGGGAGGTCCACTCCGGGTTGCCGAACTTCTTTGGTTCCGCTGGAGCCAGCCCCGCCGCCAATAGAGCGGAGCGGACGCGCTTGCTGCACCATTTGCCGGATAGGTTGTTATTGATCGTTTGCCGCGCTACGCCCAGGCGCTGCGCAATCTCACCTATCGGGTCCGGCGCCTGCCGCCGCGCAATCGCGACAGGCCGAGTGAGTGAGGGGTGAACAGCAAAGAGTACGCCGCCTTCTTCACGCTCATACCGCAATGCGATTCGCGGCGCGGAACTGGACGGGGAAACGGCGCGGCGCTCCGGTCCAGGTTGTGAAGCCTGACCATTTGAGCCGCAGAACGCTTGACGCGAGCGCGTTTCCTGAGCACGCGCGCCGTTCCCCGATAAAACTGTGCGCCGGACTTTGAGATCGGTCAGGGCCGACTCTTCGGCGAGCGCGGCGGAGATCCGAGCTGATTTCCTTTCGCCGCTGACGACCTGCGAAACTGCCTGCCGGCTGATGCCGAGGCGCTTCGCGATCCGCGCCTGGATGCCGCGATAATGTCGGATCACCAAAAGCGCGTGGAATGGATCAGGCGCTTGGCCCATTTCTACGGTGTCAACGGCTATGCCCTTTTTCTCTTGCTCCCATCTAAATGTGCAAACCGGTGCCGCGCAGACCGTCTTTTCTTTATCGAGCCAAAAGCATGTGCGGTACCCGAACTGGCCTTCCGGCACCGGGCAGCGTCCGCCATGGCATCCGCAGAAGCGGCAAACGCCGCGCTCATATTTTGGCCGCACAGGTGAAACGTTGGGGGTGGAAGGAGCACTAATCTGATGAACTGAATTCATGCAGCCTCCTCGCCAATGCGGGCCTTTTCAATCGAGCGTTCGATTCGCCTCGCCTCCGACAGCAGTGCTTTCTCGATGCGCTCTGATTTCTTCAGCCCGCGTGCAACTCTGCTCACAATTGATTTATGGACCTTGAGACGCTTCGCTACTTTCTGCTGGAGGCCGCGGTAGGCCTTGTAGCGAGCCAGCAGAACTGAGTCCGTGCTAAAGTGTGGGTCAACTTGGTTGCGAGTCATTAACGCATACGTTATAACGCGCACGTTACAAACGTCAAGAGTAAACTTTTGCCTCCGAAACCCGCTGACAAACCGGGACCTAAAGACTTGCTGGCCAGCGAGATACGCGCAATGCGGGAGCAAAAGGGGCTTACGATGGCTAGGTTCGGGGAATTATTTGGTGTCTCTCCAATGACGGTATCCAGGTGGGAAAGAGGATTGAATCGCAAGTTCGACCCTCAACATCTTTCAGCGTTGGCGGATATGGCACGGAATGAGCGCAAGTGGCTCTTCTTTGAACGCGCGGGAATGTCACGCGACCAGATCGCAGAGGGAGTCAAGGCGGCGGCGCACCCAATCAATATTGCGCTATCAGTGAGCCCGCCATCCGCTGTAACCCCAGCCAGGTTTGGCAAGCGGACAGATGATCTCATTTCTGTGAGCGTGTTACGAGATTCCGCTGCCGCTGGCCAACCCCGATTCATCAACGAGAAAGACATCGAGTCATTTATTCTCGTGCCTAATTCGAGGGAGTTTGCTCCGCACCCAAGCTCTCTTGTCGCCGTCAAAATAAAGGGCGATTCAATGAGCCCTTTTTTAGAGGACGGCTACATAGCAGTTATCGACACTGCCGATTCGTCACGCAGATCGCTTTACAACGAGATGGTGGCAGCGCGCGATCCGGAGGGGGCTGTCACCATAAAGTGGCTGCGCAACAATGGAAAAGAAGAGATATTGATGCCTCAGCACACTGCCATCAGACACCAACCGGTCATCATCACAGGTAACGACGACTGGAAGATCATAGGCAAGGTTGTGTGGTGGGTCGGGAAGCCGCCGCCAAAGTGAGAAGCTGATGGTTATCTGGCAAACATTTTGTTTTTTAATAGAAAGGCGAAACAATGAGAACAGCTTTTTTGCTTCTGCTAGCGGGTATCGTTTCTTCTGCCCAAACACCAACAAAATCAACGCAGCCATTGTTCCGTGTTGGGATGACGGCAGAGGAGATGCATGCGGTCTTTGGTGAACCGCAGTCCTATTTCGACGTGCGCTCTCAGCTGCATATATCTAAAGAAGAATATCTCTCGCGTCAGGGCCACTGCCTCTGCAGGCCGACTTACTTCAGAAAGACCGAGCGCAATGAATATGAGATTACGATCTTCGAGACATTAGATGATTCAAATTCGCGCCTGCACCCAACGCTACGTGTAGGGGAGATACGTTTCACGCTGGACCGCGCCATGACGGAAGACGAAGCCAGTGAGGATATTAGCGAAGTAAAGTTTGAATGCGGCGGGAAGTGTGTGCTGCTCCCGGCTCAGTTTGGTGGGGACAGGGAGATTGCGCGGCAAGGATCGAGTGTAAAGTTCGCCTTCTCCCACGGCAAAGATGGCAGGCTCGAATTTGTGTCAATGTATGCGCCCGCGAAGAAATAATGATGAAACAAAAGGTCATCCTCTTCACTATGCACGCGCCGGATAAGCTGGCCGATGAGTTGGCACGCGAGGGAGCAGAAGTGTATGAGGCTCTCGCGATTTCGGAAGTGTTCGCGCTGGCAGAGGAGCATCGGGACGCGCAGATTGTGATGACGGCAGAGGTCGATCCGCAACGTGCGAAGGTGATTCAGCAGCGTTATCCCATGGTCACTCTAAAGCAACTTTCCATCGGCCAATCGGCTGTGTTACCGTGTGAATGTCGCGCCCGCGACGAAAACGCTACATGAGCAACAGGAGTAAAATCTCCTTCAGCAAAACAAAGTACTAACCGCGCAACATCCCTTCGAGCAACTCTGATTTACATTCCGCACTGAGTCATAACGAGGAAAAACAGATTGGCGGCGAGGGTTCCTTCCTTTGGAGAGTCCTCTCCTTACTTGGGGCGAAACCGCGCCCTCGTCGCCTTTTCTGTTTGGGAGAGCGGAGCAGATGGCAGCGCAGTTCAGACCGGCATTCGAATTCATGCTGTCGCATGAAGACGCGGCGCGTTCTGGCGTTGTCACGCATGACGAAAACGGACGCACGCGCTTCGGCATTTGCGAACAGTTCCATCCCGATCTGCCCGAAGATTTCTGGACCTGCCCGCCGAGCGAGGCACTCAACGAAGCGACGCAGATCTATAGGCTGAATTATTGGCAGCCGCTTTGGCTTGGCGAAATCGTGGACCAGGCTGTCGCTTCCAAGCTCTTTGATATGTGCGTTCCGATGGGACGCAAGCAAGCCGTTACGCTGGCGCAGCGTGCCGCGAATGGTCTGCTGCTCGGCAGCAGTAGAGCGCCCGCCATCGACGGCAGGATCGGGCCGCAGACCATCGCCGCGCTGAATGCGTGCCCTCCTTGCAACCTGGTGGAGTCGCTGTGCAACCTCTCCAAGATTTTCTTCTGTGAAGTTGCCGCCAAAAATCCTGCCAAGCAGAAAGACCTGAAGGGCTGGCTGAAGCGCGCAGCGGCGGTGCCTCCGCACGCGCAGCCCGCAGCCGCAGGAGCTGGCGCATGATGACATCCTACAAAGCGACGACCGCAACACCGGCACACGCGCGAGGATTAGTGGTGACAATGCTGTTCACTGTCCTCGCGCTGGTACCGGCCTTCGCCGCTGCGCAGCAACTTCCGCAATCGCGCCTCACGCCCGGCCTGGCGGGCGATTCCACCAGTGCGCAGATCTGCAGCCAGAAATTTCACACGCGCGACGTGCGCCTGGTTACGGACGCGATGAAGCGCCAGGTGTTCACCGGCTACGGAATCAAGTGCTGGCCTGTGGTCGTGGACAAAGCTCCCGGCTTAGAGGCGTGCAGCGTCTATGAAGTCGACCACCTGATTTCACTGGAGCTGGGCGGCGCGAACGATGTGAAAAACCTCTGGCCGCAACCTATCGCCGAAGCGCGCCACAAAGACGTTCTGGAAAATTGGCTGCATGCCCAAGTATGCGCAGGCGCCCTCAAGCTGAAGGATGCGCAGCAGAGGATCGCGACGAACTGGGTAGGCGAGTATCAGCGGATGGTGAAAAGCAAATGAAGAGTTTCGAAGGAGGCAACATGAAGTTGATTGCAAGTCTGTTTCTGTGTTGCGCGCTGATGCTGGCCTTTGCCGGCTGCGCGAAGAAGCCGGTAACGCCTGGCGCGCCGGCTGCGCCACAGACCGCGCTGGACAAGCTGAGCGCCAGTGCCTATGAGATCGCCAACTCGCTGGATAGTGGCGAAAAAGAATTCGAGGTGCTCTACACGTCGAATATTCCCGGCGTGTCCGACGACGGTTACGCCAGGACCGTGGCGAAGATATTTCTCAGCGCGCAGGCCTGCACCAAGTCATATATCGGGCAGTTGCAGTCGGTGACCGCCGTGGACGCTTCGAACAAGGCACAGGTTGCCGGCTGGTCAAACGCGCTGCTCTCATGCGTGAACGCCCTGGTAAATGAAGGAGTGGCTGGAATCAAGAACGCCGATGCGCGCCAGAGGATACAGAACCTTCTTGCTCCAATCCCCGGAGCCATCAAGACCATCGTCAACGCGCTGGGCCTTCCCGTCGCCAGCGCGGCGCGCCCGTGCGATGGCGCGGGCGCGTCGCTCAATTTCACGGAGGTGAATCATGGACCCGAACACAGAAGCACAGCTCATCGCGCTGGGAATTCAGACGGTCGAGAACCTGATCGAATGGATTACCCGGCACAAGGCCGCGACCGGGCTTACCAATGCGGACTTGCTCGCCGAGGCAGCCAAGATCAACGACGCGGCCGTTACCAGAACACAAGCGTTCCTCGACCGCATCGGGGTCGCCGCCTGATCAACCCTCGCCGCGAGGCTTGGCTTTACACCTAAAAAACCCGATCCCATCGGCTTAAGGGTTTCTACCTAGCCCAAGGGCCGGATGGGGAGTTAGGGCGTTCCGAGCTGTGTGAAACATCACAAAGGCCGTTGTGACGTTTCACACAGGCATATTTCAGCAGGGGTCAGACCGGGCAGGTTGCCGGGAGGGAGCAGATGCAGAACATTAAGAGCTTTTTGCAGGGAAAGAAGACGTACATTTCCGCCGCGCTCATCGCCCTGGTGGCGATTGTTGGATGGTGGCTCGGCGTAGTGAGTGAACCGCAGGCGCTTGCGATGCTCGGCATTGCCGGCGTCGGTGCTGGACTCGGCGCGAAATCAGAGCGGACCGCCGAAGCAATCCTCACGGTGCTGGGCGATATTCGCTCTTCACAAGCGCAGGCAGCGGCATCGGGAAAGAAGATCGATGCGAAGCAGCTCGCGGTGGATCTCGGTAAGGAAGTGCTCAAGCAATTTGCCGTAGGTGGCATGGTTCGAAGCACGCCGGCCGGAGCGGTGAGCAATGTTGTGCAAAATCCGCCAGGCGATGGAGTTGCAGCGAAGTGACATTCGTTTCCAAAGAGACGCTCTCCAAGCTGCCGTCCGTGTTGTTGGGCGGCGGCGTGGGAGCGGGCGCGACGATTGCTCTTATCCTTGCCGACAAAGAGCCGAAGCTGCTGATCCAGACTTTCTTCGCGTGGGGCCCGGCATCGCTGATTGGACTTGTAGCCATGGTCCTGGTGAGCCAGGGGATATCGAAGGGATTCACCACCGTGGTGGATTTCGGGGAAAAGTTGCTTCAGGTCGGACGCGAGGTCGCTTCCTCTCAGGAGAAGCTTGCCGGAGCGGTGAATGAGATCGCGAAGAAAGACGACCAGGAAGCATATGAACAGCGCGTGTTGATGGGACATATTGGCACGCAGACAGAAAAAATACTGACGCGGTTTGATGAGTTGGAGAGACGCATGAATGATGCGGACCGCGAAAAGGCACGAGGAGCGAGCGCATGAACCCGTCCCCACTGGCCGTAGAGACGCGGAAACGGCTGCGCGGCGAAATTCTGGAACTGGTTGACGAAGGTCATCAGGAGCAGCGGTCGCGATTCACTGACGTGATTCTGTGGGGCGTATTGCAGCGCCTGAAATATGACGTGAGCCAGAACGATGTAATCACTGTCCTGCAGGACCTGAAGGACCGGAGCTATCTCACCTTTGAGCAGGATAAAGATCGGCGCACGGGAGTGGTCCGTATCTCGCAAATTCAGATTACGCCAAAAGGGCGCGACCTCCTGGAAGGGACCGCGATGGATGCGGCGGTCCACATCCTGCAATGAGATCGCAGGAACTTAAAACCTGCCATGCGTGTGGCAGGCCGACAGTGAATGGATCGCTTACCTGCGACAGATGCAGGGACAAGGAACATCGGGATTTGAATTGTGTGGCGTGTAGTGATGAAAACCGGAAGGTGATTTCAATCGCGAATGGCAAGTAGACGCAAAACCGGACAGAAGCCGCTGGTGCGCCAGCCGCTCAAGATGGACAAGCTACCCACTGAGCTGCTGGACCGCGTGATGAAGGAACGCGCTGCCGGCAGAACATGGATGGAGATCGAGGAGATGTCGCCGCGCTTTGAAGAGTGGGAGAAAACGCCAGAGACGATCCGCGCCGAGTTTCCCGGCCTCAAGCTTCCGCACTCGACACTGCTGCGCTGGCACGATCTGCGCGTCGACCAGGTGAAGAAAGAAATGATGGCGCAGGCAGAGAAGGCGCGCGAGATTGCCGGACTGTTCGCTGGACGGGAATTCAAGGACCTTCCAGAGGCCGTGCGCAATGCCCTGGGCGACAAGATATTCGCGCTCATGCAGTCAGCCGATGAGAAGGCGCAAGGAAAAACGTTGAAGGGTCTGCTGGATCTGGGATGGCTGCTGGCGCAGCAGAGGAAGCTGGAGCTGCAGGAGCGCAAACAGCAGACGGACGAAAGAGAGCTTGAGTTGAAGATCGAGGCCGTTCGCGCGAAGGTTGCGGCGCTCAAGAAAGACGTGGAAGGAAGCGGCGGGAAAAAGAAGCAGCTCTCGCCGGAAGAACTGAAGCAGAGAGTAGACGAGATTTACGGACTCAGTGCAGCCTAATAACTCAATATCGGAAAACATCTCGCCAGCCGCGCTGGTCGCGCTCTATGCATACCAGAAGCGCTGGATCACGGATGATTCGCGCTTCAAGCTTGGTGTAAAGGGCAGGCAGGAAGGCTTCACGTTCGCCACAACGTTGCGCCATGTGCGCCGCCGTTTGAGTAAAAAAGGCACGACCGTCTGGATCTCCGCGTCAGAGCGGCAATCGAAGGAAGCGGCCGAGTACGCCAGAATTCACCTCGCTGCGCTGCGCGAGGTGTTCGACATTGAAGAGCTTGAATTTCCGAACACCGACGAGAAGGCGATCCAGATCACGTTCAAGCATAACGGATCGCGCATGATCTTCATGCCAGCGAATCCGGACACGGTTCGCGGTTTCTCTGGTGATGTCGTCCTGGACGAATTCGCGTTCCATCGCGATCCAGTAAAAATCTGGCGCGCGGCGATGGCCATCATCAGCCGTGGGCACTCGCTGGAAGTCATCTCCACGCCGAACGGCCAGGCTGGAAAATATTGGGACCTCTGCAATGCTGCCGGCGTCGATCCTCTCGGCGGCATGAAGCTCCGCAACTGGACAAAGGGTATCTGGTCCGTTCATTGGGTCGATATCTACGCTTCCGTTGAGGAAGGCAACCCGGTAGATATCGACGCGCTGCGCGAAGCGGCTGGCGATGAAGACACATGGCTGCAGGAGTACTGCTGCGCATTCCTGGCCGACGCACAGAACTATATCCCGATGGAGTTGGTCTTCGCCTGTGAGAGCAGCGACGCGCGGATGGATACTCCTGTCGAGGATCTGGTTGGGAACATTTATTCCGGCACGGACATCGGGCGCAAGAAGGACCGCACCGCGAACATCGCTCTACAGAGTGTTGGCGACGTTCTTTGGATGCGGCGCATGGATGTTCTGGAGCGCACGAAGTTCAGTGTTCAGTTTGATCTCCTCGATCCCATTGTCGGCAGGTCCCAGCGCTCATGTATCGATGCGACCGGGATCGGCGCGCAGCTCGCCGAGGACCTCCACGCGAAACACGGCCAGAAAGTTGAAGAGGTCACCTTCAACATCGAGAACAAAGAAAAGATGGCCACCGCGACGAAGCGCCTATTTGAGGAACGCAAAATCAGGATCGCTTCAGCGCCGGCACTGCGGCGCTCCATCAACGCGGTGAAGCGTTACACCAGTTTGACCGGGCACTTCCGTTTTGATGCGGACCGCACGGATGCCGGCCACGCTGATGAATTCTGGGCGCTCGCTCTTGCTGTAGCGGCCGCCTCTGGTCCTGGGATCTCTACAGATTTTGTCGCCAGTTCGACGAGCCAGGCGCATGTGTATGCATAAATGAGTGACGACAACAATCTCGTGAACATGGCAGCCACGGCGAGCGCTTCGGCTGTTCCACCTCTTCCTTTGAACGAGGAGATCGTGACGCCCGAGGTGCTGGAAGGCATCCATCGCACCACGTTGTCGCTGGCCCAGGGATTCGCCGGAGTATCCGATCCAACAGTGATTTGGACTTCCATGGTGCGAGACTTCCGGACTGCATTCATTTATTACCGCGAGCTTGAAGAAAAAGACGACGACATATCTTCCGCGCTGGAGATGCTGAAGCTTGCGGTGCTGGCGCGCGACCGTTGCATACAGCCCGGCGACGATTCCAGCCAGGCGCAAGAGGCAGCGGACTTCGTCCAGGCGCAACTCGACCAGGTGCCAGGCTTCCACGAGGTACTGGAATCGCTGTTGGATGCTCCTGCTTACGGCGTGGCTATCGCGGAGATCCTGTTCGATGTGAGCGAAGGCCAGGTTGGGCTGATCGATATCAAGGACCGGCCGCAGGAGCTGTTCAGCTTCAACCCACAATACATGCTGCAGAACGGGCCGATGCGGCTGATGAGTAATCCCTATGCCATCGATGGCGGCGACCTGGTACCGGAAGAGAAATTCTTGATCTATACGTTCCGCCCGCGCAGCGGGAATCGGCGCGGGCGGCCGCTGTTGCGGCGCGTGTTCTGGCCGAGCTGGTTCAAGCGCCAGGCGTTGCGTATGTGGCTGCGCTATGGCGAAAAAGGCCCAGGCACGGCGGCGGTGATGTATCCAAGCGGCGCGAATGCTGATGAAAAACAAAAGGCGCTGGCTGCTGCTGAAGCCATCGTGGAAAAGATTGCCATCGCCCTGCCGGAAAACTTTCAGATGGTGAAGGAGCTGCTCACTTCCGCGCGATCACAGAACCCGAGCGTCTATGAAAACCTGATCAATCACATGGCGGCCAATATTTCGCGCGCCATCGTGGGGCAGACGCTCACCTCGCGCGGCAACGAAGGCGGGACTGGATCGCGCTCGCTGGGCGACGTGCACATGAAGATGTTTTTTCTGAAAGACGTGGAAGTGTCGCGAAAACTGGAAACCGTGATCAATGACCAGTTGGTGCGGCCGCTCTCGTTGTGGAACTACGGGCCCAACGTTCCGGTACCAAAGTTCGTGATCGACAAGGAAGACGAAGAAGACCTGGTGCAGCGCATTTCGATTGACCGCAACGCGCAGAGCATGGGCGTGCCCATCACACAGGACTACATGCTGAAGCGTTACGGATACGAGGCCCCTGAGCCGGACGACGTGGTACTGGTTCCTCCGCAGGGCGTGGCCGGAGTGGCTATTGGCACAGGTGTTGCGAACATTCCCAACTTCAGCGATGCAGAAGCGCAACGCAATGCGAAGGAAGTTGAGCAAATGCTCGGAGCGTGGAAGCTGGAGCTGGGCGATCTGTATGCCAAGCGGATACATGACATCGCTTACGGCATCCGCTACGGAGGCCAGCAATGACGGCATCTCTCCGTCGCGCAGCAGCCATCTCCGCGCCTCATGTTCTCGCTGCGCAGATGCAGAACCAGGTGGGCAGTCTATTCGCACGATATCTGGCCGCGTTCGATCTGCTCGGCCGCGCGCATGTGATCGCAGCAGCGCAAAAGAAAACCGGGCAGAAGATCAAACTCGCCACCAGCAGCAGCTTCGATGATTTGCCATTTCAGAGCGTGCCACCCACGCAGGCCATTGAGCGCGTTCTCAAATTGATCGGGATGAGCCGCAACGCGTTCGACGGGCTGGCCCAGCGTTACAAGATGCAGGCGTTCACCATAGCAGGCGTGAGCGATGTGAAGTTGATCGAGCAGATACAGAAGGCCCTGGCGGACGTGATGACCAGCGGCGGCACGGAAAAAGAGTTTCAGGCGGCGGTGAACGCGCTCACTGACAAGGTCGGGATCGAGCGGTTGGCCACCACGCAGGTGAATAGCGTTTTCCAGACCAACGTGCAGACTGCATACCAGAACGGCCGCTTCGAGCAGATGTCGGACCCTGCAGTGGCGGCGGCACTCCCTTTCTGGACTTATCGCACCGCTGGCGATGATCGCGTGCGCCCGGCACATGCGGCGCTGGATGGATTCAGCGCGCGCAATAACGATGTGGTGTGGAACCGGATATATCCGCCATGCGGCTATAACTGCCGCTGCACTGTCACAGCGGAAGGTCCTGATGATGTTCCCGATGATGCTTCGCTTCCTGGATTGCAGCGTATTCCTTTTGCTGCAGCCAGCGTGCCCGATCCGGGCTTTGGAGGATTTTAGTGGCGACTCTCAATGGCCAATGGATTGAACTATTCCGCGCAGGCGACTACGGCGGTAAAGGCAGCTACACGACAGCGGACATCGACAAGATGATCTCGCTGTATGACCCGGCAAGACATGAAGCGCCGTTGGTGATCGGCCATCCCGAGCATGATGCTCCGGCATGGGGCTGGCTGGATAAGGTAAAGCGCGTGGGCAGCGTGCTGATGGGAAAGTTCAAAGACGTGCAGCCGGCGTTCGAGGAGATGTTCCGCAAGGGGCAGTTCAAAAAGCGCAGCATCAGTTTTTACCGCACGCCGGAAGGACCGGCGCTGCGGCATGTAGGGTTCCTCGGCGCTATGCCGCCAGAGGTGAAAGGACTGGCGGACGTGAAGTTGGCGTCCTTCAGCGCAGGCGAGTTTCAAGCTATCGAATTCAAGGAGGAAGAGATGGACGCAGATCAGATTGGAAAGTCGATTACTACTTCGCTGAAGGAGTTCTTCACCGAACTGTTCAAGAGCAAGAAAGTGGTGGAGTTGAATGATGGCGAGCAGGATAAAGCCATCGCCGCCGCGATCAAGGCTGCGACTGAGCCGCTCACAGCGAAGTTCACCGAGCTGGAAACCAAGCTCAAAACCGCGACCGATAAACTTGCGGCGAATGAAACTGCCGCAGCATCGCAAGGGCAGATCGCGCTTGCGGAAACTCAGATAGCGCGCGTGAAGACTGCGCGACGCTGGGTGCCGGCATTCGACAAGATGGGGCTGCCGCAAATTTTCACCGAGCTGGCCAAGGTGCCCAACAAAATCAAATTCACCGAAGGCGAAGGTGGCAGCCTAAAGATTACAGAGAAGACTGCGGCTGAAGTGTTCGCCGATTTCATGATCGGCCTGGGTGAGATCGTGCCCACGGGAGAACTAGCTGGCGGCAGCGAATCGCGGCGAGGCAAGCTGGTGAAATTCAATGAGACAAAAGATCGCAACCTGGCGATTGACCAGGACTCAGTGGCGCTGGCTGAAGCGGCTACGGCCCTGGCTGCAAAAGAGAAGATCCCTTACGGCCAGGCGCTCAACCGAGTTCGCGCCAGCGGTGACTACGAACAGGCTGGTTCAACGGCTGCCGGCAGTGTCTAAATCCGGCACAAAAAGTAATCACATGTTTTTTGCGCGCCGCCGGCGCTGATGGCGGAGAAGGGGAAGAAAGAAAATGGCGAAGACACAGTTTGGAACTGTCGGCAATCAGATCCTGCGCAGCTATAAAGCTGATGCGGTGATCGGGGCAGGAGTTGCGGTGATCGCCGGAGCTGCCATTAATTCGGTTGCTCTGCCTGGCGGTGCCAACGTAGCCGCGCTGGGCGTAACAGCCAATTCCGCGGTAAACATCGGCGATCCCATCACCGTTGTGGAAGCCGGAGAATGCACGGGAATCGCGGATGCGGCCATCAACCGCAACGATTACGTGATGATCAATGCAGCAACGGGCCAGCTCGCGCCCATTGGCGCTGTTGCAGGCACCAACTACCACGTTGTGGGCAAGGCGCTGGAAGCGGCTGCCGCCCAGGGCGATGAATTCCTGCTGCTGGTATTTCCCAGCCGCGCGCAGGGCTGATCCTTAGGGTTTGGCCTTTTAACAAAAAACACGGGGAGAAGATCCCGGAGGACAGAAAAAGATGAAGCCAGTGAATTTTGCGGGCGCGGTTGTAAGCACCACACAGGGCAAGATCGATATCGCGCTGTCACAGTTTGCGAGGATGTACAGCAACAATTCATTTGTTGCCGAACGGCTCTTCCCTCGCGTGGAGGTTGTGCACCAGTCCGACAAGTTCTGGCTGTACGGCCGTGAGAACCAGGCGCTGCGGGAAAACACCAAGCGCGCGCCGGGATCGCCTGCAGAGCGCATCGTGCAGACGCTCTCCAACACGAACTACAACTGCGTTGATCACTCGCTGGCGCGGTTGATTCCCGATGAAGAACGCTCCAACTTCCAGGCGGGCACCGGTGGCAGCGTTGAGCAATGGGCCACGCAGGCCATCATGGACAAGCTATTTCTGGATGAAGAAATCGCCGTCGCGGCGCTGGCCACAGACACCACGAAGTATGCGGCCGGAAACTCCGTCACGCTGGCTGGTCAATCTCAATGGTCTGACCTGGCCAACTCGACGCCGATCTCCGACGTTGAGACTGCGAAGTCCACGATCCGCCAGATCGGGCAGGAAGCGAACCTGATGGTGATCTCCGATCCGGTCTACAAGATATTGCGCGTGCATCCCGCGATCATTCAGCGCCTGGTGTACACCAAGGGCGGCCAGATCACATTGCAGGACCTGGCTGCAGTCTTCGGCGTCGAGCAGGTGTTGTTGGCTTCAGCCATCCAGCTCGACGTGAATGACGCGCCCAGCTTTGTCTGGGGTAAGCATGTGGTGCTGGCTTATGCGCAGCAGAACCCGACGCCCATGGATGTGAGCCTGGGCAAGACGTTCGTATGGACGGACGCTCCGGGCACGGTGGGAGGCTTCCAGGTGGAAATTGGACGCGTATCGCCGCCAAGCGCCAAATCTGACGAAGTGGCCGAGCACTTCTATTACGACCAGCGTGTGACCAGCAACGTGTCCGGCTACCTGATCAAGAACGCGGTCGCCTAATCGAAATCCGTAGCGTGATTCGCGCGACGGAAATTCGGTGAGGAAAAGGAGGTCGCGGAGAATCGCCAGAGCGCATTGTTCCGGGCCGCGCAAGCGGCCTGGGCAATGGAAAAAACGTAAACACTTCTCATCAACTTTGGAGGAAAGCAAGTATGAAAAAGGAACGCTTATTGATCGGCATCATGGCTGTGCTTCTATTCGCGGTTGCCGTGATGGTAATCCCTGGCGGGCGCGTCGCTGCTCAGCAGGTGGGTGACCAGACGCTGCTCAAAATGAAATTCATTAACTTTGGATCGAGCACGCTGGGCACCAACATTCTGCAAACCGGCGAAGTGAACACGCTGTCCGCCGCCGTGGCCACGGCCACGCTTACCAAAGTAGTGACTGGTCCGGCATCCGGCTCGGTCTATATCCGCGGTGTGATTGTTGAAAAGTCGACCGGGGGCACCGGATCATTCACCATCCAGACTGGCACTGGGACCAACTGCGGCACCGGCACGGCCGTGCTGCTGGGGCCTGTCGTCAACCCGCCCATTGGCAAAGTGTGGCTTGAGATACAAGCCACGGCAGCCAAGGACGTGTGTCTGCAAACCGATGCAGCTACCACCTCAGCCAGGCTGCTCTCCAACTGAAAAACGATGACTGATTAGAAATAGCGCCCTGACAAGAAGGAGGAACAAAAATGCCGAGTTACAAAGTCAAGACTCCCGTTCGGAAGGACGGCACTGACTATGCGCCTGGCGAGGCCATACAGCTAAGCGTGAAAGAGGCCAACGCAATGGGAACAGACGTGGTTGAGCGGGTCAAAGAAGCGGCCAGCAATGGCGACGGAGCAAACAACTAAATGGCCTATGCAGTCAAAGCCGACCTTTCACCTCGCCGGATCTCCGCAGCGGAGCTGGTGCAGCTCACCGATGATACGAACTCCGGCAACACGAATGACCAGGTCATCACCGACGTGTTGACTGAAGCATCCGCGCTGATCGATTCCTATTGCCGCGTGCGCTATACCGTTCCACTGCAGACCTCTGACCAGGTGAAAGGGCTTTGCCTGACATTGGCGGAGTACTTCCTTTATCTGCGGCGCAAGCGCGTGAAGCCCGATGTGCGCCAGTCCTATGAAGACGCGATTGCGTTTCTGAAGGATGTGTCTTCCGGTAAGGCCGGGCTGGACCAGCCCGCAACCGCAACACCGCAGACCAGCGGCGGTGACGTGCAGGTTACACAGGTAGATGAGCGTTTCAGCGATGACAACCTAAGCGGCTTCATCAAATGAACGAATTAAAACTCACAGTTAACGATAAGCAGTTTCAGATCGCGCTCAAGAACTTCACCGCGCGGATCGCGCCCGAGCCATTACTCAAGATCGCCGGCCAGGTGATGCAGGGGTCGATTGAGAGGACATTTCGTGAGCAGGGCTCGCCAGCTGGATCATGGGCACCGCTGGCCGCGTCGACGCTGAAACGCGGCAGGGGCGGGGTGGGCAGAAAGATTCTGATCCGGAGCGGGCGGCTCAAAAATTCCATCTCGTATCAAGTTGCGGGAAGAACGCTCACGATTGGAACCAACCTGAAATATGCAGCGGTCCAGCAAGTGGGTGGAGTGGCGGGAAGGCGCGGTCCTTTTAAAAAGAAACAAGGACGCAGGCCGGTTATTCCTGCTCGGCCTTACCTGGTGTTCAGGCCGGAAGATCCGCAGCGGATGGCTGACGCCATGGGAAGGTACATCGCAGCTGGGCAGCAGGCAGGAGTGAAGTAAATGCCAGCGACTCAATTCAAACTCGCCGATGTCGAGCAGTCGCTCATCGATACGCTCAAGGCTGATGACGGCATCACGGCGCTCAATGCCCAGGTGCAGGGTCTATCCAGTAAGGACATGGATGACCAGGGGAACATCATCGTGACGCCGCCTGCTGTCCTTGTGTTCTTTGAACAGGGGCAGGATGTGGTGAGCGGCGATACGGTCCGCACCACGATTCAGGCTGATTATTCTTTTTGCCTCTTCTGTGGAGCTGCCGATCTCACCAGCACTGACAAAGAGAGAATGGGCGCTTATGCGGTTATCGCTGCGGTGCGCGCGGCGATTGCCGGAAAGAGGCTGCAGTTGGATGCAGGCGCCACGACGACGGGCCCGGTTGGGCTTGCGGGCATAACGCTGGAGCAGTTCGATAGCAATGGCGCGTGGTATTGCCAGCGCATCAGCGTTCCAAAGACTGCGCAGTTTTAAGGAGAGAACTTATGGCAGGAGAAGATTTCGTCAACGTGAGGCTTACGGCGTTCGGCAAGGAGCGCGCCGATGGTGGGCGCGTCCAGGTGCATGCCGGCAATCATTCGTTTTACTTTGAGCCAGGCG